GGCGGCGTGTCCGAGGCTGGCCGCACGCTTAACATCCTCAAGAAAACCAAGGGCGCGTCGCAGGAGTATCAGCGCAACCTCGACGAAATCATCCGGCGCGCCGGTGGCATCGACACCAACCGCGCCCTTGCTCAGTCGCTCGCCGACTTCCTCGGCCGCGGCGACTTCGCCGGCGCCGATCGTTTCATTGAGAAGAGTCGTTTCGCCAAGACTGTCGACGCCGTGATCGAGGTGTGGAAGGGCGGCCTCTTGCGCGGCCCGCTCACGCACATCGTCAACTTCATGTCCAACGCCACCGTCATCCCGCTCTCCGTGATCGAGCGGATGGTGGCGGGCACGATTGGCCTGGCTCATCCCGACAGCGGCGTCCAGCTTGGCGAGGCCTGGGCGATGATGTCCGGCATGCGCCGCAGCTTCCGCGAGGCAGTAGCGGCAGCTGCAAAAAGCCTGCGCACCGGGCAGCAACAGTTCGGAGAAGCGCAGCTCGAAGCGCCAATTCTCCCGCGCACCTCCGCGGAGGCGTGGGGCGTCAACACGCCCGAGACCTGGCGGGTGCAGGGGCAGACCGGGGACCTGGCGCGCTTCGGCGCGCTCCTGCAGGGCTCGACATACAGGGAGATGATGCAGCGGCCGTCCACCATGGTGGGGCTCGGCCTCGACATGCTGTCGACCTACATCACCTCGGGGTTCCGGGCTCTCGGCGCGTCCGACGCGTTCTTCAAGGTGCTGCACAACGGCGCCGAGCTCGGCGCGCAGGCACACCGGCAGGCATCGCAAGAAGCGCAGCACGGACTGATCCCAGACACCGCCGCGGCCGTTAGGGCACGCGCAGCGCAGCTTTACGACCAGGGCACCGACCCGTCCAACACCAGCGAGGCGGCGCAGTCGATGCGCATCGCGTCGCGGGAAATGGCAGAGTACAACACGTTCACGAACCCGCCTGGTCCGATCACGCGCGCGATCGAGCTTCTCCGCGACCCGACATGGAACCGGCTCCAGGAAGGCGGCGAGCCACATCCGCTCTATCGCCTGTTCAGCCACATGGCCTTCCCGTTCACGCGCACGCCAGGCAACCTTATGGCATTCGGCGTGTTCGACCGCTCGCCGGTTGGACTGCTTGCGCGCAAGTTCTATCGCGAGGTCGGAGCCGGTGGCGCGCGTGCCGACCTGGCGCTGGCGCGCATGGGGCTCGGCATCGCGCTGTTTACGGCGATGCTGGACATGTTCTTTGACGGGTTGCTGACCGGACCAGCGCCGGACGATCCGAAGAAGCGCGACGCCCTGCTGCGCTCCGGCTGGCGGCCTCTTTCGCTGAAGCTGGCCACCGGCACCAACCCCGACGGCACTCCGAGCTTCACGTACGTGCCCATGCAGCGCCTCGATCCCATCTCCGCGGCGCCCATCCTGGCCGCGGAATTCGGGACGCTCCTTCGGGGCCGTGACCTCAACTACGACGATGAAGACGTGCAACGCGCGTGGACTGCGGCGGCGTTCGCCATCAGCGAGACCGCGCTGGAGAAGCCGACGCTCCAGGGGATCGCCAACCTCGCCAAATCCCTCGTGCGTCCCGAGCAGTTCGCATACGCCTGGGCGCAGCGCCAGGCCGCCTCGTTCGTGCCGGCGGATGTCAACTATGTGCGCCAGCGCATGGACCCGGTCATGCGCGAGACCTGGGACTACATCTCGGCCCTGAAAAACCGCACGCCCGGCCTCTCCAATGAGCTGCCGCCCCGCCTCGATTTCTGGGGCCGCACTCAGACGACGGAGTCGGGGTTCGGCGGCTGGTTCGACGCGTTCTCGCCGATCTTCGCTCGCAGCAACAGGGACGCACAGCCGATCGATCGCGAGCTGTTCCGCCTCAACTTCTTCCCAGGCCACCCGTACAGCCTGTCGGTCATGCGCTCCGACGCCGCGGCGCAGGCCCTGCAGGGACTGCCCACGCAGCGCCGCCGGGGCCTCGATGCGCTGATCGCTGCCCAGCCTGACGACCCGGTGCGCGGCGAGTCCAACGTCGTTCCGCTGCGCGGCCTGCCCCAGGTGGAGAACAGGCTGACCTCGCTCACGTCGGCGACGCCGGCGAGCAAGCTGCTTGACGATAATCAGGAGTACCTGGTCGCGAGCCGGCATAGCGATGTGCTTCCGCGTCTCATGCGGTACGGCGACCAGACCCTGCTGCAGGTCCTCAACGACCTCGTCACCAAAGACCCGGACTACAAGCAGCTGCGCGATGATCAGCAGGTGCAAGTGATCCGGGACGTCATCGCCGATTACCGCACCGCTGCACGGTCCCAGGTCGTTCGCGAGTTTTCGGAGCTGCAGCAGCGGCGCGACCGGATGCCGACGAGGGCGCAGAGAGCGCAGCAGGCACCGTTCTGATTGCATGGCGAGGAAGTGCGTATCGCATCTGCATCGCACGGAGAATGAGCATGGCAAGGATAGCAACGGCGCGGCGCCCGGCGCCCGTGAACAGCCAGGAGCCGGAGGGACTCACCTTCGGCGCCATGAAAGCGGCGGCGGAGGTCTACTGGCCGGGCCTCGGTGGCAAGGTCGCAGACCAGTTCCGCGAGTGGAACAAGGAGCTCTTTGACGGCAAGCTGCGGCCGGCGCCGATGGTGATCAGCAGGATGTCGTCCATCCATGGGCACTGGTTCCCGTTGCTCGATCGCTCGGCCGACCAGCGCATAGGCACGGAGGTCCACCTCGTTACGCAAGTCCGCGCCTACATGCCGCCCACCGCCGTCCCCTTCGTAAGGCGGGCGGACCTGCTGCGCGGCATGATGGACCGGCTGCAGACACAGGACGGGCTTGTGCCCTGGCAGGGAAACTCCCCGGAGTGGTGCCAGCTGGTAATGAATTTGCACCATAGGTTGACCGGGGAGCGCATCTGGTGCGCGCCGGTGCGCGAAGTAACTGTGCCGCAGCAGGACCTCGGGAAGGGCCTGTATCGCCCTGCCGAAACGCACATCCTCCAAGAGAACGATCCGCGGACCGGAGCCGAGTCGCTCCCGCGCAACAAGATCGTCGCGTGGCCAGGCTCCGTGATGGACCTGGGGCGCATCACCGGGGACTGAAAACGTGAAGGCGAAAAAGAAAGCAGCGCCAGGCAAGCGCGTGGCGCCAAAGGTTGAGGCCTCCGGTCCGCCGCGTGCTGAGAAGGACCGGCAGCTGACGCTTAAGCAGCTGGCGTTTGTCCATGCCTACATCGAAACCGGCAATGCGAGTGAAAGTTACAGGCGGGCGTACGACACCGGCGGCATGTCTGCGGCTAGCGTTGGTCGGGAGGCACAGAAGGTCTTAGCAAACCCCATAGTCGCCCCACAAATCGCGGCAGCGCGCGAGAAACTGGCAAAAACGTACGGCATCGATGCCCACCGCCTCGTGAAGGAACTGGCACGAATCGCGCTGGCGGATGTCGGCAAGGCGATGGACTGGAACGGCAGGGAGACCCGCGAGGAGCAGAAGAACGGCAAGGTCGTCGTGCGCGGCGTGAACGAGGTGGTGCTCAAGGGTTCCGACGAGATCGACCCCGACACGCGCGCCGCGATAGCGGAGATCAGCCAGGGTGCGCACGGCGTCCGCGTTCGCTTTCATGACAAGGCCGCGGCTATCGCCCAGCTCACGCGCATCGCCGGCCTGCTCGATGAGCCGCCGGAGACCGCGATTACGATCACCATCCGCGACGTGCGCGCCGAGCGTGGAGGCTCCGAGTGAGCAGGACCGTCGCCGCTGTTCGCCGCTCGGCCAAGTCGCGCCGGATCAAGGCGCCGGCAATCATCCGTTTACCGCACGGCGAGTGGAAGCCGCGCCCGCACCAAGAAAAGCTGTGGGACTATCTGGAGGGCGGAGGCTTGCGTGCCGTGGCCGTCATGCACCGCCGTGCCGGCAAGGACGAGGTGGGCCTGCACTGGACCGCCGTTGCCGCGCACAAGCGCCCGGGCACCTACTGGACGCTGCTTCCCCAGGCTGAGCAGGCGCGCAAGGCGCTGTGGACCGCGGTCGACGAAGAGACCGGCATCCGCCGCATCGACCAGGCGTTCCCCGAGGCCATTCGGGCGCAGACCAACGAGCAGTCGATGTTCATCCGGTTCACGTGCGGATCGACGTGGCAGCTGTTGGGTGCCGACAACTACAACACCTTGGTCGGCAGCCCGCCGGTGGGGTGCGTGTTCAGCGAATGGCCGCTCGCCGATCCGAGCAGCTGGCCGTTCATCTCCCCCATCCTGGAGCGCAACGGAGGATGGGCTTATTTCCCGTACACCCCGCGCGGGAAGAACCACGGCTACAGCTTTTGGCAGATGAGCCAGCGCGAGCCCGGATGGTTCGGCGTCATGAAGCGCGCCAGCGAGACCGGTATTTTCACGCCGCAGCAGCTCGCCACGATCAAGCGCCAGCTCATGGAGCTGTACGGCGAGGAGGACGGCGAGGCGCTGTTCCAGCAAGAGTACGAGTGCGATTTCCATGTGGCGATCATAGGCTCGTACTACGGCCGGCTGATCGCGCGCCTCGAAGCTGACGGCCGTGTCGCACGGGTTCCGCATGACCCGAACTATCCCGTGCACACGGCATGGGACCTTGGCTTAGACGATGCCACCGCCATCTGGTTCGCCCAGGTTGTCGGCCGCGAGATCCGGATCATCGACTTTCTTCAGGTGCGCAACCGCGCCCTCGTCGACATCGCCAAGGATGTGCTCACCAAGCCCTACACCTATGCCGAGCACTACTGGCCGCACGATGGCGACACGCGCGAGCTGACGTACGCGAAGACGAGGAGGGAGACGGCCGAGGGCCTGCGCCTGCGCCCGATCTGCATTGGCGAGAAGCGCGACCCGACCGAGCGCATCAATGCTGTGCGCCAGCTCCTGCCCAAGTGCGTCTTTGACAACGGCCCCGCCGTAACCAAGGGGCTTGAAGCGCTGCGTTCGTACCATGTTCAGCTGGATGAGAAGAACAAGACGCCCCGCCAGAAGCCGGCCCACGATTGGTCATCGCATCCGGCCGACGCGTTCGGCGAGCTCGCCATGCAGATGCCGGACAGCGGCTACATGCACCGCCGGCGGCAGCGGCAGGCCATCGGCGATTACGATCCAACCCGCCTCGGGGA